CAAAGCATTCCGCACTATAGATGTACAACAGGATTTTATTTTCCCTTGGGTCATCGAAAAATACGTTAAATATGAATACGTGAAACAACCTTGGTTTGAAGCCATGCCCAACGAACTATTCGAGATAATGGAACGTGCGTTGGGCTGGCATCTTATGATCAAGGCTCAACTTTAAGGAATTATATGCCTAGATTTATCACACCGCCCGACCTGGAGTTTGACAAGGATATTATCAAGATCCTGATCAGGAACTGTACCTGGACAAACGAACAGATATCTGATATCTTGCTGGTGCTGGGTGACAAGAACTACGATATCTATCTATACAATGACAGCATGGGAGATATCCAGTGGTTCGAAGGTATTAGGGCCATGGCCAAAGCGGTATTGGACTGCAACCACTATCAAGGACAGGATCCTAAAGTGTGGCTTAAACAGATCGACGATGAGATGAAAATATCATGACCAAAGTATATGTTAAAGAAAACGACAATATAGAACGTGTCATACGCAAGTTTAAGAAAAAGGTAGCGGACAGCGGTAAGCTACAGGGCCTACGTGAGCGTGAGTTCTACGAAAAGCCCACTACCCGACGTAAGAAGGCATTGGCCGCGGCCAAGAACCGCTGGCGCAAAAAGCTGGCCTCGGAACAACTACCAAAAAAGATGTTTTGATTATCAAATCTGTTGACAGGATGCTCTAGATCCTGTATAAATATAGATGTAGGATGCTGCATTAGGCGGGTCTTACAAGTCATAATTTTGCTTAATAAAGGAGATAAAAAATGACACAGTTTCAAATTCACACCATCGATATTCCATCCCTACACAGACACGCAATCGGCTTTGATCAAATGTTCGAAAACCTAAATCGAACATTTGCCAATAGCAAGAGTGATGGTAATTATCCTCCGCACAATGTAGTTAAACTGGATGAAACTCACTATCTACTCGAACTGGCCGTGGCCGGATTCGATCAGACTGAAATCGACGTTGAGTTAAAAGAAAACGTCCTGACAGTCAAAGGTGAGAGAGCCAAGAAGGAAGATGAGATCGAATACCTACACAGGGGAATCGGGCACCGCAACTTTGTTCGTACCTTCCCGTTGGCAGAGAACGTCCAAGTCCGTGGGGCATCTGTTAAGAATGGTATTCTTGCTGTAGCACTTGAGCAGGTAATTCCGGAAGAACAGCGTCCCAAAAAGATTGCAATAAACTTCCAGCCGTAGTATAATAAAGGGGGAAATCAATCCCCCTTTATTTTCAATTAGGACCATAATGTCAAATACTGCTGAACCTAAAATCATACCTAAAATCAAAGCCAAGACAGATGTTACTGCACCTGGCAAATATAATGTTATCTACATCAACGATGAAGTCACTACGCAGGGGTTTGTAGTAGAGACTCTGGTGTTGATTTTTAGTTACTCACACATAGAAGCCGAAGAACTGACTTTAAAGATTCACACAGACGGATCGGCCGTAGTCGCTACATTACCCTATGAGATGGCCGAACAAAAAGGAGTCGAGGTAACCTTGCTGGCCAGGAATAACGGCTTCCCACTAATCGTTAAACTAGAACCAGAGGCGTAATATGGCTATCGATATCATGTTGGATATAGAAACACTGGCCACTAGCCCTGATAGTGTGATCCTTACCCTAGGTGCTATCAAGTTCAATCCATTTGATCCTGGGGCGGAGATGGGGCAAGCACTTTATGTCAAGGTTGACGTAGATGAACAAGTGGCCTTGGGCCGTAAGGTAGACCCCGGTACTGTGGAGTGGTGGGGTAAACAAGCCGAAGCAGTACGTGAAGAAGCACTGGGCGAAGGTGATCGTATCACGCTGGAAGACTTTGCCCAACAGCTAAACAGGTTCGTAAATTCTGCTAATCGTATCTGGGCTCAAGGTCCTGTGTTCGACATTGTCATATTAGAAAACCTATATAGACAGTTGAACAAACCTACCCCGTGGCCTTTCTATGTAATCCGCGATAGCCGCACTCTTCTACAAGCCTTGGGTGACGACAGACAACCTGGCAGGGACCAGGCACATAATGCCCTAGCAGATTGCGTCTATCAAGCACAGGCGGTGCAGTCAGCGGTACAGAGATATAAACTTACTACATTGTAAAGGAACTTATGTACATTATAGTAGGTCAAGATCGTGCCGATGCTCTTAAAGATTCCTATATATTATTAGAATTAGAGGACAAGGCTTTCTGTGTAGTTACAGCAGAACAGATACCTATACAAGAGATACCCCAGCTCGAAGAACACAAAGTATTGCATGCCAAGCTATTAACTGAGTATATTAATAAGAATTACGGCATCTGTCGGCAACATATCGACGAGTTGATGGGTAAATTTGGTGGTGAGGTTGATACATTCTACGAAGAAATAATTAACAGGATCAACGCAACATAGCCACATAATTTATTCTGGTTTTCTGTTAAATACTAACATGAGCCAGAGTCTGAAAAAAATAGTAATACTACTAATGGGTTCTTTTGCACCTAGTATAATTCTTGCGGCCCCAATAAACGATTATTCTTTCAAAAGCCCGTCATTCAATGGATCGGGCTACAGCAGTCACGTCCTAACGATTGAGAATCAAGAATTCACTCGTAAAGTGCAACTGACCAAAGATGCATTGTCTGCGGTGCAGGCCGAAGCAAATGCTAAGAATAACACTAACATCGCTAAGTTTATGAATAACTTAGAATCGCGTATCTACGCTCAGATATCACAAAACTTGGCCACGGCGATGTTTGCCACAGGTGGAAGTAATAGTGGGTCACTTAATTTTGAAGGAAATACAATATTTTGGAGCAAGGATAGTAGTAATGTATATCTGACAGTAACAGACTCAGTTGGTAATCAAACAAGCGTAACAGTACCATTGGGGCAGTTCCAATTTGGAAATTAAATGAAAACAATATTATGTTTACTTTTAATTTTGCTAACGTCCGGTTGTGCAGTAACCCAGAAGATGGGAGTAGAGCATAAACCACAGATAGCCGAAGCCAAGCTCCAAAAAGAGTTTGATGATATACCACCGCCAGATGGTAAAAAAGTTACAGTGGCAGTTTATAGTTTCCTAGATAAAACTGGACAACGTAGACCCACAGCAGGTATTGCCAGTTTGAGTACAGCGGTAACACAAGGTGCAGAAGTATTTTTGATCAAAGCATTGCAGGATGTAGGCAAGGGAATGTGGTTTGATGTAGTGGAACGTATAAATGTCGATGCATTGACCAAAGAGAGATTGATTATCCGACAGATGCGGGAAGCATATGAAGGTAAAGATGCAAAGCCATTGATGCCATTACAGTTTGCTGGATTGATCATGGAAGGCGGCATAATTGGTTATGATAGTGGAAGCGAAAGTGGTGGAGCTGCATACAGATTCTTAGGAGTGGGGCCACAGACACAATACAGTAAAGATACGGTGACAGTTAGTCTCAGAACAATTAGTGTTAACACAGGTAAAGTACTAGCGGCAGTAACAGTGACAAAGATAGTGTATAGCACAGCAGATAGTTTTGCTATGTTAAAATTTTTAAAAGCAGGTACTCAAGCATTTGAAGCAGAAACAGGATTGACGATTAATGAACCAGGGACGCTAGCAGTAAAAGCAACAGTGGAAGCGGCAGTAGTTGAACTGATTAAAGAAGGTGAACGTAAGGGTGTATGGGACTATAAGAAAATCGATTCTATAGTGCCTGCCCCAAAAAATTGAGATAAGAGCCAACGAGTAGGTGTTATTTTTTTAACAGTGACATATTATTGTCATTATGTAAATATGTAAATATGTAAATAGCAAAAAATGTGATAACATTTCTCAAATAGTTGTAATTATGCCTAAGAATTATAGGCGAGGGGAATAAAATGAATCAAGAACTAGCTAAAAAAACATTAGTATCATTACTAAGTCTTGTGATGACGATAGGTAATGTATATGCGGCAGATAATAGTATATACATTGATCAAGCTGGCGACAATTCTACGATATCTATAACACAAGATGGTGCTGGCAACGTAGTGAGAGGAATACAGGGTGTCGGTACTAATAACCAAACACCCGCACGACTGTATGGTACGGGCACTGTGGTTACCATTGATCAAATTGGTTCAGGTAATACATTAAGTCTAGGTATACAAACTACCACCGGCGGAACTACAAACCTACCGGGTGGAACTACTGCCACGGCACCAACTGTTATTTACTCAGTCACTGGTAATAGTGCCACGGCAGTCATTAACAGTAACAATGCTGGTACATCTTTAGTAAATGACAGTAATTATATCAGCGTCACTCAAACTGGTAATACCGCAAACGCTAATATCAATGTTGAAGGAAACAATAATGCGGTGGTGGCTGTAACAGCGGGTGGAGCAGGTAATAGTGTTGTATCCACAGTTGTTGGTGATAATAATCTACAAAATATTGGAATGACTGGTGGTGGTGGAAACACAGCGACCATTAAGCAAGGTAACGCCGGCGATTCAACTACTAACACCGGTGGTGTTGTTAACTTAGTAAGCGTTGGCGCAACCAACACATTTGCTGTTACACAAACTGGCGGCGGCGCAAATGGTCATAATACCAGCATCGATCTAAATGGTTCAGGCAATACTGTGGGAGTTATCCAAGCTGGTACCATTGGTGACAACATCGCTAATATCAAAGTTGGATCCAGCGGTGCTGGTAGTAACGGTAGCACAATTACGATAAATCAAAACAATAGATAGACATGATAGACATGCGCTCACTCGAAGTTATGTACCAGCAATGGATACAGGGCAACGATGCGTATGTCCATCGTTGGGTTGATTTTGTTGAATTAGCCGCAGGGGAATATGCAACAACTGGAGATCAAATAATAAAAGAATTACAAAAATGTACCTGGTTCAGAAAAGGAGAATAATGCCATGGAAGGAAATACTATGCGTACTCTCGCTGAGTATATCGCTAACCTCCATCGCCACCGCGGCGATAGGAACAATTACAGAACAGGTGAACACGCCGGCTTCGATACAACGATCAACGAAGACTCTGACCGGTAACAAGGGGGCGGGAGTAGAGCTGGAAGATGCGATAAAGACGACCCGGGGAAAAGTGGGAATAACCTTTGAAGACAACACTAAGGTACAAGTCAATGAAAATTCAAAATTAGTCATTGATGACTTTGTATACGATGCAAAAGCCAAAACAGGTAAACTGGCACTGAATATGGCAATGGGTACGGTTCGTTATGCATCGGGACAAATCGCAAAAAACAATAACCAAAACGTAGCTATCAATACCCCAACAGCAACTATCGCTGTACGGGGTACTGACTTTAGTGCGACTGTTGATGAACTTGGCGCTAGTACTATTATCCTATTGCCAAGTTGCCCACCAGGCTACAGAGATGTAACAAGAGATTGTTATACAGGAGTTATTGAAGTTATAACCGATGTAGGTAAAGTAATATTGGATCAAGCATTCCAAGCGACCAAAGTCGAAAGCCGTGGGTTAATGCCACTAAAGCCAGTTACATTAAATCTGTCAGAAGATGCGATTGGTAATATGCTAATTATTTCTCCACCTAAACAATTATCCAGAGATAATGATGGGGCGAAAACTCGAGTCGACTCCAAAGGTGCATTGGATGTTGACTTCCTTAAAGAAACAGGATTAGTTAATGCGTTAGATGCACAGAGAGAAGAACTATTTAAGGATAAGTTAAGTCAGAATTTACTTGATCAAAATTTCCTTGCCAACATATTAGATATCATCAATTCACAATTAGCATCACAGATAGATATGCTGAATAATACTAAAAGTGGATTGTTACCGGACTACATAGCCACATCTGGAGTCGTTGCTGAAATTGATGACATCAGTGTCACGTTAAGCCGGAATGATGGATCAAATATGCAAAGTGTCACAGTTCCAAAAAATCAAAATTCCACTATATATCAAACACAGGGATCTATCGACATTAAGAATCGTGTCAATAGTGGTGGCGGTACAATCAT